CGTCACTGAAACAGTTGAAGTAGTGATTGTTGCGTCCTTGATAAAAGCAATCTTTTGACCAGGATTAACTCGCACAATTTCAACACAATTTGGTGGAATCATTGCTGATGTAGTGATACTTGCAGTTGGACTAGTACCAATTGCATAGTGGCAATGGCCTTGACCACAGGCAATACGAATCATGGTAGTTGTAGTACCAAAAGCAGTCATTTGAACACTACTGGTGGTAACGGTTGCAACTTGGCTTGTTCCAAGACTTGGAACGCCCATTGGGACGTTATTTGGATCGAGTTGAAATGTTGACATTATTTACCTCGCTTGGCTTTCTTTGCCATATTGGTGGCTGTGCGCTCACCTCTAACTGGCGCATTCTTTGGCTTGCTAACTGCAACCATGATAGCCATTGGCATGGATTTTTGCTTCATAGCTTTAGGCATCTTTGAATTGCCCATTTTTGGCGCTTTTCCGTACATGATATTAATCCTTAGTGATAGGCCCACCAGATTTCCACGCATCACAAGTACGGGCCGCTGCACAAGTGAATTGAAATAGATCACAGTATCCCAGATTTGCAGCCTCAATAAACTGCTGGTCATAGGACAACTCTCCCTTACCTTCATCCTTTTCCAGCCCATCAGATATGCACTGCATCATCTTTGGTGTCTGGATAAACGCTGCACAGTTACCACAGCGCATTGACTTGATAGCGGATGTTGGAGCGTTGTACATCTTGGCCTTTTTTAGCCAAAATGCCTCGTTAGGCTCGTCAGGGTTTGGTGGCCCATAACCGTAATCTGCAAACGCATGGTTTCGGTTCTTTAGATTAACCGAAATATCCTGCGTAGCAATAGGGCATACGACACCAGATAAAAGACCTTCTTTCATGCCGCCATCCTAGCTTTTGGTGGCCTGCCCATACGCTTAACTTGAACTGGTGCAGTCATTGGAAGCACCTTACTTTTATCCTCAACCTTTACATCTTCACCCTTATCATCAACCAGTACATAACCACTATGACCACGCATAGAGTCAATATCGTGCTGGTAGGTAAAGTTAACGGTATTACCGCTTTGTAAACATCTAAAAGTTGCCATACTATAACTCCAAAAAAAGAGGGGTTATTAGCCCCTCTTTAATTACACCGAGCGACAAATAGTCAAATTCAATGTAGTTGATGCCAAGTTAATAGAACTAGCAGTTGGATTGTAGGTAACAATCGTCACTGTATCTGCGGCAGAAACATAAGCGCGGCGAACTAACCCAGCCTCACTTACGCCAACTGCCATACCAATAACTTGGTCACCCAAAGCCACGCCTGGCACAGTTACTGTGTCAGTAGCAGTTGCGGTAGTTGCTACGCTTGCGCTATCAAGAATTGCGCTAACGTCCCAAGTATCAGAAAAAAGTCCACGGAAACTATCGTTACCTCTGCGAGAGGTTACTGCCGTTGCTGCTGCCATATTAAATACTCCTAAAAGTTAAAAGTCCCCCCTCGTTAGAGGGAGGGAATGCTATTAGGCCGGTACTGCCAAAGCAAAAGCAGCAGAAGCGTTAGACGCTGTGCTGGTTGCCGAGGTACGCAGTGCCTTAACACCATAAATGGTATCAGCAGTGAACAACGTGCCAAGGTACTCTTGCTTGTACTGGGTCTGCGAACGGATGCCGGTCTGCTCAATCAGAACCATCGCATCGCGGTGGCCCATCAAGCAAATACGGTCAGTAGTGCTAGAACCAGCACCAGTATCAGCCTGGGAAGTAGCAAATACTGCCATGCCGTACAGTTGACCGATTTCACCGTTGCGGATAGCGTCACCGTTACCAACAAACGCTTGCTCAGTGTAACGTGCCAGACCCATCAACGTATTGCGGCTGGAAGGAGGAATCAGGAAGAAACGTCCGTCCATAGCAATGTCGTTGTCATCCAAACGCTGAATAGTACGGCGAATTGCTGCATCAGTCAGCGCGGCTGCATTGGAGCTAGAGCTGTTGTAAGCAGTAGTACCATCAGAGCCAATAAACGCTTTAGTGCTGGCGGCAGAAGTTGCGTAGTCATCAGTACCAATAGTTGCTCCATTGAACGAACGGCCCAATTGAACCAGGTCAGTGTCAATGCGCTTTGCCAAGGCATAACCAGCATCTTCCGTGTAGAAAGAACGCAGGCTAGTCAGGGCTTGCACCTCAACGATGTCCTCAATCAAACGGCTGTATTCATAGTGCTTGTTAATGAGCACTTGAATATTGGTGTCGCTCTCTGCAATCAGAGTAACGGCATCAGTAGCAGCCTTGACAGAAGCACTACCACGGGCAGGGCTAGGGATGTTAACAGTATCGCCTTTTTTACCTTTGAAGGACATTTTCTTGACCAAATTAGCCAGGACAAGATTCTTCTTATAGGAAGCAACAATTTCATCACTCCAAATTTCTGGAATGAAGTTAGCTGCGGAGGTAGTAGTTACCGAATTTGTGGGGGAAAAAGCAGTGTTTGCCATGTTAAAACTCCAAAATTAAATTATCGTACACGACCCTCAGAATATGCCTGCATGATTTCATCACTCAGGGTTTCATATCTCTGTGGATCAGTCATTTTCAGTCGAATCAGATCGGCCCTTCGATAGACGCGCTTGGAACTCTCTCCAGAACCACCAACATCAACTTGCGCCGCTTTCATGCTTTTAGTCCTGATAGCATCATTTTGCTGATCTGACTGTTTAGTCTTAATGCCGCGCAGTTGCTTGAAGGTGGACAACAATTCATTTGCCGAGTCATAGTCAAATTCTGCATCTGCCTTTGCGTATAGTCCCAATCGCACAGGTGAGGATTTCACCCAGTTATGGAACTCCGTATCATTGACTACTTGAGAGTAATCAGGATGCTCTGCATTTAGCTTCTGCTGAATCTGCATCCGTTTGAAGTCGAGGCCAGCTTGTCTAGCCGCAAGTACATCAGGATGTCTATCAATCGTTGCTTGAACTGCCTTTTGAGGATTCTCAAAAAAATCAACTTCAGGCTCTTCCTCTTTAATATGTTGCGGATTCCCACTAAGGTTTTGCTTAATTAACTCGTCAGCTAACTTACGAACTTCGCCGACCTCTTGGGCCTGCTTACCGATAAGCCTTTCGGCCTCCTGGTGCATTCGTACAACTTCCTCCAAACTTTTGGCCCTGTATTTCTCAGGAAGTTCGTTTTTAGTTTCTTCTATTTCGAGTTCGTTTAGCGGCTCTGTGGGTTCATCAATCAACATATCGGTTTCCTGCCAAAATGGTTGTAGGATAATTCAACTCGGCATAATGCTTATGAGTTGGCTTTTTGCTCCGCTTTTAACTTTTCAGTGTGCCGGTGTTCAAACCGTCCATAAGCGGACGGAAAACTACCAGACCAACCTTCAAGGTTAAATGATGGAGCACTTATTACACGGTGAGCAAGCCCACCGCATTCACACCTAAAACTCTGCGACTCATAATCACAGAATCTTTCGGTCTTATGCCCGTTTTCACAGGCAAATTCATACATTCTTTTCATTCAAATCCTCGTATGCTCGTTCGCTGACCTCTTTTAAGGTTATCAGCCAAGTTAGGATGGAAATCTCGCCTTTGCGGAATTGTAGACTTTTTTCGTCCGCAATAGTAGAGACATTGTTAAGCGCATCAAACATTTTGTTTGCATCGTCCATCAGGTCAATCCAGCCAGGTGTGGAGAACAGATCAAACCTATCCTCGTAGTATCTTTGCAACTCAGGAGCCATGTTATTTACCCATTAATATAGTAGACCACCAAAAAATCAAACCAAGTAAAAGTATTATTAATGCCCCAGCCATTAGCCAGGTTAATAAATCTTCAACTTCTTCCTTATGCTTCTCGGCGTGTTTCTTAGCTAATATCTCCTCAACTTTACGTTTTTGGATAATATTATTACGTTCTACTAATAACTGTTGCCAAAGGTCAGCATTGCCCGACATAACAAAGTAATTATTCAACTCTCTCTCTGCATCCGCAAGCTGCTTGGCCTGGATCACTATCTCAAACGCCTGCGCCGTATCCGACTGCGCGAAATTAGATTTAGGCTTGGATGCTGCACTTTGTAC